AAATGGCAACACTCACTGCACCTGTCAACATTCATAAACCTTCCACAAAGTTTCTTCAAACGAGAAAGGGGTCTAACAGGCGCCTCGCGCGACCCATTCGTGTTCAAGCTGCACTTCCCAATCCTGACCTCATAAACTATGCACAACTCCAACTCGTCACTTGGATTCTACCCATGACAATCGCTGGTCGTCTACTCAAGGTGGAGTACCCAGAAATCGCAGTTGGTCTCACCATCATGACCGCGGCAAAGTTAGGTCTCGCAGCCAATGGTATCATTAATTACTAAAGATAATGTGTGTACATAGTAAAATGTTTACACTAAAGCCTAATATTGTACGACCCAATGTCCGTGTCCAAGCCAAGAAAAAAGATTTTGTAGAACCAGCTGAAGCTCCAGGTGAGGGGAGACGTCGTCCCCCAACTGATGATGAAAACAAGGCTGAAATCCATCCCCTAAAGAAGTTCATCATGGAAAAGTTTAAAATTGAGGAAATTGATTACGAAAAGTTTAACAAGGAAAACAAATGGGCGATTCGTCCCGGTAAGGACAAGCATAAAGAATAGAAACATTAAATAGAAAACATGTCTCTTGCCCTCACTTTTACTATTCCTACTCTACGTAGTATCAAAACTCGGGCAATTTCTGACCCCGCGCAGTATGACGTTGAAATTAACACAGCTCGCGGGTTTAAATCCCCAACTCATACACCGAAAAAGTCTAAAAAAACAAATTACACCATTCGTGTTGAGAATGGTGTCACTTATGACCCTGACCAGTATGATGTCGAGGAAAATTCGAAGAGACACATTGTAAAATCTAATTAGTAATAACATCAAGTTTAAATTTTTTATCGAATCCACCTAGACTAATTTTCCCCTCATCCACAAGACGCTTAATCGTACGACCAACCTCTAGGTTGTCGTCGTATGCCTTATCATGTTCTGGAGTAGCTGGTAAATTTGGGATAAGCATGTTAAATGCCACCATCTTTTTAGCCATCGGCAGTTCTTTATCTTGGAGCACACTCAAAATATTTTTGGGAAGCTTGGAAAGATCCATTACTCTTTATTTGGACTTTTTCTTTAATTGGCTACCCTTAGATTTAGGTTTCTTCGTTGAACGGTCTTTCACGTGTTTCACAAGACTGACAGCGGCAGCACTTTGTGCGACGGTGGAAATGAGAGCTCCTGTACAGATGGGACACGGCATCTTATAATTACTGAATATGTTTTTTACACCTAAGTGACATCCAGTTGTACGTTTTTACATCTCAAAATAACATGTCTTCCATTTTCGAAAACAGCTCTGTCTACAAGATTGGTGACTCGTTCACCATGAGGAACATCCTCAACATCGTCGACAAGATGAATGATGCTATGCCCCATCACGAGTTTGAACCTGAACCTATCAGTGAGGGTGGTATCCGCGTGAAATTGGATGGGGGTGGATACAAAACGTTTCGTTTCAACTTTCGCAACTGGCCTTGGTGTCCGGGTGGTGTCAAAACGGAAGATCTTGACAGAAAACTGATTGTCAATGACTTCACTGGTAAAGAGAGGTTGTATTCCAACTTCAGGACTTTGTATGATGCACCTGAATGGACGAAAGATGAAGTGAAATGTATCGATCGAATTGTCCGTGAAGAGGGAATGAAGAAAGTTAGGGCTTAGAATTAGTTATTAATACTACTGCAGGTGCTGAACCCTTTGGTGGTTTCTTACAGAATATCTTACACTCACAACAATCCTTTGTCGACACGATCTGCTTTTTAGTCGCGTTGCACCGTGTCGGTAACATGATATCTTTGGAAAGGTACCGAACTATCTGGTCAATGAGTATCATAACTTTACCAAAGATATTCCATAGCTCAATTCATCCACAACTGGGTCATTCTTGTAATCGGTTTTGTAATACACCTTTTTGATTCCACTACTCGCTAGAGCCTTGTAGCAGTTGAGACACGGATAATGTGTCACGTACGCCACACAATCATCAATGGAGGCACCCCTCTTCGCCGCATCCGTGATTGCGTTAACCTCTGCGTGAATCGTAGCCTGTTCGTGTCCATCCCTCACGATGGACTTGTGGTTGGTACCTGCGAGGAACCCGTTGTAGCCCATACTGATGAGGCGATTGTTCTTCACGAGGACACACCCCACTTTGAGTCGCTCACACGGAGACCGAACAGAGGCGAGATCTGCGACGTTCATAAAGTATTCATCCCATGTAATGCGATCAGTCATATCTAATACCTAAGTAAATGTACTATTCACCATATTTTTAAGTTTACAAAACATGTCCATAATTAACGCTCAACCCGGATACTTCACCTTCACTCTCAAGGAGATTGACAATGGTCAGGTGGTTCTAGCCAAGCACCCCGTCATCGCATTTGAAGTTGTTCCGTATCGCGCTTCGGGACGATACGAGACTCGTCCCATCACAGCCGCTGATCACAATGGATACGACAATCACTTCGAGCATGACCATAAACAGACCCTATTGACTCCTCAGGGTATGGTCTATGAAGATGGGTCTCCTCCTTGTAGTCTTCATACGTACCTTGAGGTTCTCAAGTGTCGTTATGGTGAGCGTCTGTATCTTCATGTGAGTGTGAGTTCCACCCCATAGCCTAGCTCCCCAAGAACATTCGGAATCGAAGGGTGAACCTAAGTAGAATCAAAACTTTGTAATTTTCAAGAAAAAATGACGACTCTCACCGATTACGAACACAAGCTCGATACTCTCATCAAGACGTACCCGGATGGGGTGCCTCGTGATGAAATGAATGAATTTTTTGAATACACGATTGAAAACAAGGATGTCCTTCTTTACGGAGTGAGTGATGAACTACTCTATGCCGTATGTGATAAAGCTTATGATGACAAACGTTTTCATACATATGGCGAAACCATTAGTGGTCTCATCGAAGAGTTTACGGAAGCGAATCCGAGTCCGGCTGCCACTGCGAACAAACAGTTCGAAATGAATAATTCGGTGAGGGAGAATGCCGCCTCTTGGGCTGAAAAAGCCGCAGCTCAAGATCAGAGGATGTATCTAGTATCTAACACACGAATCATGGATATGATGAAAGATATGATGGAACATTCGGACAAGATGGCGGGTGAAACCGAGAAAAATCAACCCATTGTGGGTAAAATCTTCGCACTCAAGTTTGCACCCGAGCCAGTGGAGAAACCTAGTATGTGTGGAATTTCTTAATATGATATTAAAGACTTTAAGTGAATATGTGTTAAGATGGAATCTCATTTTGACGATACAATTGAAGCTAAGGTATGTCGTGATTGCTTAGAACGACAAGCATTAACTAATTTTCCAAGAGATGACTATACCAACAAAAGTGGTGAGAAAGTAAAACACTATCGACCACGTTGCAAAACTTGTTACAATAATTCGAGACCCAACTATAAAAAGTCTACGGAATCAGCAGTGTGTATAGGTTGTGAAGAAATACTACCAGCTTCAAAATTTAAACACTGTAGAACTAAAGCGAATGGTCTCAATAGCAGATGTAACAACTGTCAACACCTCGAAAAATTGAAATATTTGTCTTCTGATCCACGTGTGTTTATAAAAGATTTATATACGTCGGCAAGGAATCGTGCTAGAAAGGGTGGAGGGAGACAATCGAGTCGAAGTAATGTAGAAAGTCGCCCACCTCCTGTACCATTTGATTTAAGTGTTCAGGACTGGATAGATATGTATGATAAACAAAATGGTTTATGTGCAGAAACAGGTATTAAAATGACATATGATGTTATCGGAAACTATAATAATAATGAACTTGCGAGACCAAATCTATACAATATTAGTCCAGATCAAATAATTGCCAGTAGAGGATACACAAAAGATAACCTTCAGTTTGTATGTCAAATCATCAATCAGATGAAAAGTGATTTACCTACTGAAACTTTTAGACATATTTGTGGTGAGGTTCACCTCAAATCCTTATCCGCCGTGGAGTAGGTCTTCCCTTTAGTGGCGAAACTATGGACCCTATACTGATGCATTTTTAGAAGAAGATAGAGAAATAAACAACGCTTGGTGTAAATTTCACGGAAATAATTGCGATTTAAGACTGTTATGTAAGCCATGTCACCTCAAATCCTTATCAGCAGTGTAGTACGTCTTCCCCTTCGTGGCGAAGCTATGAACCCTCGCGTACCCCCACGCTTGTGGAGAGGCTCCCGGACGATGCCCGGTTCTCCACGCAGCGAGCCCCCTGTTGTACACAGTTTTTAGGGTTTTCAAAGGAATCTTAGTAGCCTTAGCAATTTCAGGGAGGGATTTGGCTCCCGGATACATCTTCCTAAACTTTTGGGTGTAGGAGGAAGTCTTAGTTTTTTGTCCCTTGTCCGTCTTGAATCCTTTATAGTCTCGCTTGAGCATCTTCTTATAGCGTGTCTCAACTTCTCCGAGAGTTGTAAGCCCCCTGAAATATTTAAGGGGTGCGTAGATCTTACCTTCAGATTTACGCAGTTGCCCGACCTTCTTGGTGATGGCTGCATCGCTGAGAGGCATCTTACTTTGGACCGAGATAATTTATAGCTGCCCCGATACTCGAATAAATGCATTTTCCAAACCTGACACGACCAGTCCTGGGGTTATAGTACCCCTTGTGGCCATTGAAGATGCATTTGTGAACTTCACCCATATAAAAAATACAAGATTATAATAATCAGGTGAGAATGGGACTTTCGATTATTATGGGAAATATGTTTTCTGGTAAAACATCTGAACTCATCAGAAGACTTAAGCGTTTGAAAGTTATTGGAAAAGATGTGATGATTATCAACTCAGCAAAAGATACTAGATCCCCCGAAGAAGTTCTGAAAACCCACGATAATGTTAAGTTCAATTGTCATAAAGTGTTTGACCTGTTTGAAATTATCAATACAAATGAATTCGATAAAGCTGACATCATTGCCATAGATGAGGCACAATTCTTTCCCAGACTCAAGAAGTTTGTAGAGTGTTGTCTACACGTGAACAAGTCTGTACTGTTAGCCGGTCTTGACGCAGATTCCTTTCAAAGGAAGTTTGGTGAACTCATCGACTGTATACCACTCGCATGTGATGTGACCAAACTCTCAGCACTCTGTATGCGATGCAATGATGGAACCCCCGGACCCTTTACCAAGAGGATCGTGGACAACAAGGAACTCGAACTCATAGGTGGAAGTGATATGTACATCGCAACATGTCGGAATCATCTGTGAATATCCAAGATGAGTACAACTCTTCTACCGTCTCCAGTTTTCATCAGTTCATGGTACCTCGCATGATCAAAGAGGATATCTTCACCCTCTCTGTGTATGTGTCTACCATTCTCGGTGTACAGACTACAATCTCCATCACCGTGTATAGTTAACTGGTATCGTAGAAGTTCGTTGGATTCAGCGCGATGTGGATGTAAAACCATTGGACCCTCTATGACTGCAAATGATGCACCCTCAGCGTGTATACATGGTATCTGTTTGATGAGACTATCTAGGAGTGGGAATTGTGCAGCCTTGTAAAAATAGTATCCATCATTCTTTTCAAACCATGGATTTGTATCGTGGTACCATGTCTTTTCAAGAGTTGGTGAAACTTTTTCAAACTCTTCACGCAACCTAGGATAATGGAGTTTCAGTAGAAGAAGACCAGGGTAATTCTTCACATCATACTCGGAAAAGCAATGTACCAAGTCCCTGAATGTATTCTGTATCCCTAGGAATGGTCGCCATGCATTTGAAAAGTATAGGTGGTCGACCGGTGGCTTCACGTAGTCATACAAGACCATCAGTATGGGCACAAACATGAAACGCCACATTATTTTCTCAGTAGATAATAAAAATGCCTAACTACCCCAAGTCTATGTATGCCGAGCCCCAGCCCACTGAGGAGGTCGCGACTACCAAGTCCCGCTTCTCCATGCCCGCTCTCCCCCAGCTGACTATCGTTCAGATTCTGCTCGTTGCCATTATTGCGGCCTACGCCTTCGCCGCGCGCAAGATGAACGGTGTCGTCGTCGCCACTCTCGCGCTCACTGTCGGTCTCCTCCACATGTATGACCACCTTTACCGTGTCAAGCGTGGCCCCGAGAAGCTCTTCTTCCTTCCCCATGCTAAGAAGGAGAAGTACACCTGCTGCGGCAAGTAAAAAATCTCTGTAAAATATAAGTATGCGCGTCAAGATTATTCGTAGCCCCAACCCTAAAAAGAAGTTGAGGGCTGTCTTAGAAGACGGCAGGACTGTTGACTTTGGTGCACGTGGGTATTCCGACTACACCAAACACAAGAATCCTTCACGTATGCGTTCCTATGTGTTGCGTCATGGGGGTCATGTACCCAGACAAACCATAGAAGAACGAGATCCTAAGAAGATCCAAACAAAAATGTTAAATGTCGATCGAAGCGACAAAGAGAATTGGAAGATAAGTGGTATCGACGGGGCTGGTTTTTGGTCCCGTTGGTACCTCTGGAGTTTTCCTACGTTTCA